AAATGAACTGTCCGATGATGCGTTTAGTTTCGTAATATAAACGGTGTTGTCTGACGTATTCTGTAAAACCATAGTGCCTTGTTGAGAACTAGCAGATGGTGCTTTTACCAAAAACGTAGACGCATCGACAGAATCTGTCATAATGTATCCATAATTATTTCCGGATATTTCAATACCAACACCAATTGTGGGCTGTAATGTTGCTGCTTGATTCAAAGTAATAAGTTTGTCTTGTACTTGTAATTGACTAGTATTAATATAAGTAGTAGTACCAGCGACATATAAACTACCTGTAATAGTCATGCTACCATCGATAATTGCGTCGCCTTTAATACGAGCATTGCCGAGAACTCCGATATTCGAATTCATAGAAACATCTCCAGTGAATAAAGATGTTTTTTTCACTATTAGATTTCCACTAACTTCTAGATTACTATTTATGTTTGTGTCTGTTGTATTTGTGGATAAAAATTTGACTTGTGATAGAATTACAGGTAATGTTTGTGCGATATTGGCACTGATATCTTTAATATATGTTAAATTATCAAGACTGACATCAACTAATGTATATGAGCCCCCTCCAGTTTTAACAGGTACAGATATTACATATGGTGTCATTTGTAGCCGAAGACTTCCAGAATCGTAAATACCGATAGGATTATTCTGAATACTTAAACCACCTCCACTAATATCTAGACTACCACTAATATCGATACCTTGAAATCTATTTTTATTAATTGATGTTCCCCAAACAGAAGTTCCGTTTAAATTTGGAAAATTGGTTGACATTTTATCGATATAATTAGATACCGATAAAATTCTTCTACTTTTACGCCTGAATCTAATATTGATTATATGCGCAATTTATTTATTAAATACATCATTGGTGTATCATATTTTTGTTGAATAAAAGTATTAATTTCGAAATTCATTATACCCCGAAATGTAAAATCATTTGCATAAATCCATATTAAATAAATGATAAAGATGGAAAAAGTAGCATAATAATCTCTCTTCAACATATGAGTTTTATATAAGAATAAATAGGGTATAAACTTAATAATAATTTGTATAATCACGAATAATGATATATATCGAACACTCAAGTCTTTTATGAATAAATAGACTAAAACAAATAAATTTACTATTGTAGCAAATAATATCGCCATTTTGGGATTGTATCGAATAATCCCAAACAAATACAATAAAAACCAGACAAAAATCCAATAAGAAAAATAAAGGTCGATTCTATAAGGTTTTGGATGTTCCAATGTGGATGCGGATGATGACTCAAAAAGTTTCATTTACCATTGGATAATATAATTTTGTTGGATATATAGATTTCCCATAATTTGAGTATTTCCATTCACATATAAATTTCCATTCATTGAAGCATCCTGTCCTCTCAATAATCGATTTACTGACAAGTCATACTTAATAAATACATTACCATTTAAAGACGCATCTTTTGTCAAATAAAAATTATTGTCAATCGTCGTATTATTTTTCACATATAAATTTCCATTTATCGAAGCATCTTGTCCTCTCAATAATCGATTTACTGACAAGTCGTATTGAATAAATACATTTCCATTAAGAGAGGCATCTTTCGCCAAATAAAAATTATTATCAATCGTAGTATTATTTTTCACATATAAATTTCCATTCATTGAGGCATCTTGTCCTCTCAATAATCGATTCACTGATAGGTCATATTGAATAAATACATTTCCATTAAGAGAGGCATCTTTCGCCAAATAAAAATTATTATCAATTGTCGCAGTATTTTTCACATATAAATTTCCATTCATTGAGACATCTTGTCCTCTCAATAATCGGTTTACCGACAAGTCATATTGAACAAATACATTACCATTAAGAGAGGCATCTTTTGCCAAATAAAAATTATTATCAATCGTCGTATTATTTTTCACATATAAATTTCCATTCATTGAGACATCTTGTCCTCTCAATAATCGATTTACTGACAAGTCATATTGAACAAATACATTACCATTAAGAGAGGCATCTTTTGCCAAATAAAAATTATTATCAATCGTCGTATTATTTTTCACATATAAATTTCCATTCATTGAGGCATCTTGTCCTCTCAATAATCGATTTACTGACAAGTCATATTGAACAAATACATTGCCATTCAAAGATGCGTCTTTTGCCAAATAAAAATTATTATCAACAGTCGTATTATTTTTTACATATAAATTTCCATTCATTGAGGCATCCTGTCCTCTCAATAATCGATTCACTGACAGATCATACTTAACAAATACATTTCCGTTGAGAGAGGCATCTTTTGCCAAATAAAAATTATTATCAACAGTCGTATTATTTTTTACATATAAATTTCCATTCATTGAGGCATCTTGTCCTCTCAATAATCGATTCACTGACAGATCATACTTAACAAATACATTTCCGTTAAGAGAGGCATCTTTTGCCAAATAAAAATTATTATCAACAGTCGTATTATTTTTCACATATAAATTTCCATTCATTGAGGCATCTTGTCCTCTCAATAATCGATTCACTGATAGGTCATACTTAACAAATACATTTCCGTTAAGAGAGGCATCTTTTGCCAAATAAAAATTAGAATCTATATTAACATCTCCACTTACATCGAGAGTTTTATTTGCGATAGTTTTTCCAATGGCTACATTACCACCAAGTGAATTTATTACTATCGGTATGGCAACACCGCCATTTTTCGAAGCATTAATAATACCGATTGATGTTCCTGATGTATCTACACCAAATGAAATCGCCGTATTATTCGAAACAGAATTAATAATATTTAATCCATATTTATTTGTAGAATCAGGATAATCATTAGAATTATTTCCACTATAATCAATTGTTAATCCGCCAAAAGAATAACCAGATTTATTGGTGATACGAACATTTCCGCTAATATCCAAACTGTATGTGTTCGACGCTGGTTGATTGATTCCAAGTTTATCTGTAGATAAACCAATCTGTATTTGACCGGTCCTGGCAAACAATTGTCCATTTCCCCCCAAATAAACTGTTTCGTTTCCAGCAGATGAACCTAATAAAATTCGATTGTTTCCATTGATTGTTGTATCCGAGATACCTGAATTTGCTCCAATACTAGTGAAATAATTATATACTATTCCACTATTATCTGTAGAAGGTCCCGAATTATAACCCAAATAAGTATTATTCGTTCCACTAATATCGAATTGTCCCGCAAATGTTCCGACACCAACTGAATTCGTTATTGTCTTGGCATTTACAAATGCGTTTGCGCCTATAATGGAATTATTTGTAGAGATTAATGACCCTCCACTATTCAATGTGCCTTGATAAGCATTTGTTCCAATAACCACATTATTACTTCCATCATTATTTAATAAAGCATTATAACCGGCGATTATATTATTACTTCCAGATTTTATAGATTGTCCTGAATTCGTACTGATAACAATATTTTTTGTTCCTGTTGAGAGATTTCCGTAAGTATTGCTACCACCATATTGAAGATTCTCTCCCGATAATGATTGAATTATATATCCATCATTCACTCTTGTATTTCCACATATATCGAGAGAAATCTGATTTTTTTCCATATTGTCAATACGAACATATCCATTAAATGACGCATCTTTTGCTTTTATTAAACGATTCACAGATAAATCAAGTTGAATATATACATTACTATTGAAAGATGCGTCAAGAGAGACATATAAATTATTCAGAGAAGTATCATTTAATACCTCAAAATCTCTCGGAATCACTGTTAAACAATCTGTTGAATTACCAATAGTAATTTTAGATACTTCATTATTTGGATAAATGATAACAGAAGGGTCAATCGAATTTAAAGATGCGCCTTGATTTAAATACATATCCGCGGTTGCTGTAGTTCTGCCATCAATTTGTAAAACAGTGTATGAATTTCGATTCCATACAGTTGGAAAGTGAGCATGATAAATATCTGAATCCAATGTTGTTGGATTTATACGAGAGATTAAATACTGAGTATCATTAATAGGAAAAATATTATCCAAACGTGTAGAATTTGTATTAAATAAAAAAGCCAGTCCCATTTCATTAAGAGCAATTATATCTGCTGTCCAAGTAGTTCCACGATTATTTGTATAAGCAATAATGGATTGATTAGCACTAGTATCAAAACCAATCGTAATCGCTCTCGACTCATCATAAATTCTGACTTTATACCAAGTTGTCTTATTATGATTTACAGTAGAGTGTATCCAATTAGCACTGGTGTTTGTTGAATTTTCTTGTAATGGTGATAAAAAAGAAAGAGTCGATATTTGACCATTACTTCCCACAGCAACAATCCAATAATTTGTTGAAATATCTTCCAAATAAGTACTTGTAGAATATTGGTCCATATGTTGATAATTCGTTGTATTATTGATTGCGCCATATGTATCGAGAGGAGACAACAAAGGTGGAGAAGCATTTTTTTGAAAACGGAAAATACCTCCACTACCACATAAGAAAACAAAACCATTTGTTTGAAATGTTGCAGGGGCAGTTTTTAATGTGTTTGTACTGAATAAATTTTGAGATGATAAATTATTGATAACCGATAAACTGTTGCTAGGGTCATAAATAACATTTGCGACAGTTGTATTATATGATATGACAGTCGATAATTGAATATTATTATTGATTGGATTATGATATTCATATACTTTTGCGTATTGAATATTTCTAGGATTTAATGAGTCTGAGAAAGAACCATTTTTCCAATATGTACTATCAATTAAGTTTGTAGTATTAATATATACATTAATTAAATTAGATTTATTATAAGTACCATAAATTGTATATGTTCCGATACTTGGGATATAATATATATTGGTAATTATAAAAGAACTTAAAATGGTGAATGCCGGAGTCGATGTAGTAGTATCAATAATTATTCGTGTCCAAGTATATCCATTATCAGTTGAGCGATAAATAATAGGACAATAAATCGTGATAGGATATCCTTCAAATACTACATTTTGAGATACTGTAGGTCCATAAGCATAAATAGTTGTTGGTGTAATTGGGTCTTGAATATAACCTTGTATTTTATCCGAAAAAGGATTTTCAGAAATATTCGAGAGAGATGATACTGGAACCATCTCTCCGTGAGTTATATGAGTGGGTCCATTGATTTCTAATGCGTGTTTATATTGTGATTCTTCATAAGTATTATCATATTTATTAATACCAACAGAAGTGCGTTGATGACGATAGGGAGCAGATGAAAAATATTGAATAGCAGGTAAATATTCATTATGATCATTACTGATCGTTGTTCCCATAGTTCCAATTTGTGTATTGGCTCGTAATGGATAAGAACCACCACCGATTGCGACCCCCTTTCCTTGTTCTGTTGAGAATCGAACAAATTGAACAGAACTCGAATCAGGTGCTACATTAATTGTAGATGTCGCTGTCTTAAAACTAGGCGTTTCATAAATAGATGGTAAATATTGAGTAGTTGTATTTGGATCGGAAACAATTAATAATTTCTCTTGATCTAAAAAATCTCTCGCGATATCGGAAGAAATCATTACACGCGGACGAATATGAAGTTCACTAGATACATCGATTTCAATAATTCCTTGAGGTTTTAATATGATTTGTCCATCGGGATTATGAATAGTTGGATTCGTATAAGGAGTGTCAATATAGAAATCAATGGATGCTTGTGATGGGTCTATACGCGCTTGAATCGATTGATTATATTGGTTTTTTGCGAGTGTATTTTGATTTTGACTCATATCTGTAGAGATATCGATGGTTTGTATTTGACCAGGTTCAACAGTATAAATATCAAGTGTTGATTGAGGATTTGCGACATTAATACCGAGAGAATGATTTTCTCCAGATGACGATAATGCTACACCATTTGTGCCAATAAAAACATAACCATCAATCGTTAGATTACCCCCGATAGAAGTATCTCCACCCATTTGTGTAGCATTCACAATTAAATTCCCGAGAACTTGAAAATCTTTTTCAATTGTAACAAGTTCTTTAAAAGTTGCGGTATCATTGAAAACGGATGTACTTCCCACTGTTAAAGCCCCTGAAATATCCCAATCACCTCGATAACTATTTCGTAAAATAAAATAATCAGCAATTAACGAGTTCACGGATAAATTATTAAAATTATCTAATTTATTTGTTCCACCATATTTTTTCCAAGATGACGATGACATTTTCGTATTAATCTAGTTAGAGGTAAAAAATCGTTTGTTTGACCGGTAGAAACATTCTATAATAAAATTGAACTGTCCTGGATTTATCCTGAACATATACTAACCAATCAATAATGACAGACACAAATAACTCAGGACCAATTAAATATAATTGTCGACATTGTACATTAACATTCGGCTATAAAACACAATATAATGATCATATTATGTGTTGTGAATATCTATCAACTGTATTTCGACAGAGAAAAAACAATTTATTCGATTATACATTGGAAAGAGAGAAAAAACCGGATGAATTATTTGCTCTAATACAACATTTATTCTCTCGTCAAGTGAAAATGGAAAAGGAATTAAATACATTAAGAAATTATGTGAGAAAAGATAAGAAAAAAATGAATGTATTAGAATATTTAAATAAAGAAGTCCGACCAAGTATCGATTTTGATGAATGGCGTAAAACAATTCGTGTTGAGGGGAAACATATTGAAAAAGTGTTTGAATTTGGAAACACTATTTGTGATGGTATTATTGAATCTATTCGTGATATTTTAACCATAAATGGAGTTATCGATGAAAATGGAATTGCTATTACGAATGAAACTGTCGGAGAAACAACATTTATATTGCCTGTTATATGTTTCGTAATTCGTCCAGGTGAATTTTATTTATATAGGAATTCAAAATGGGAAAAAGATACGAATGGATTAATGGAACAACTCTATGAAAATATATCAAATCGTTTTATTCCTGCTTATACGGGTTGGTTAGCAAGTCCGAATTATGCTCGTTGGAATTCGAATCCAGAACATACGAATCATGATGTTGCAAATTTAATGATGCGAATTTTAGGTGGAACCGCAAGTGATAAACCAAAAGTCAAAAAATTTAAGAATTGGCTTTATCATTTATTAAAACGTGAATTAACGACTGTTTATTGGGATGGACAAGTATAATTAAATCGCGAATATCTTGTATAATTAATGAATACTATTTATACAAAAAAAACAAACAGAACGAATATGCCTTTTTTTATGTCAATGGCAGGTTTAAATGTGATGAATCCTATCCCTTCTTCCTCTCAAAATATACAGAAACAAACAAAAACACAGACACAAATTTATACAAACGATTTATTCCTTGGTTTAACTACAAATAAAAATATAAGTATGAATAATCCAGGTTCTAATTTTACAAATATGTTTGATCGTGTAAGTGGAACAACTTGTGGTTCTTGTCCATCGAGTGGGAGATAAATATTTTGTGGTTGTTATAGTATCTTATCTTTCTTTCTCTACAATATGAGCGGAAAAACAATTAATATCGATTTGAATTTATTTAATGTCGCAAATACGAAAAAGAGAAAACCACCGTCAGATAAACCGATTAAAATGAAAGCACCGCCAAAACCAAAATCGAACAAAACACAGAGAAATGATTTATTAAAACGCATTCGAGAACATCAAGAAAAACAATATCAAAAATTATTTGGTGGTAGTAATGACGAATCCAACATTACAACGATTCCATCTATAAATACAGATAATATTCGTGTAGATACGAGCGATATAAATATTCCCGAATCGGTTTCCACCAATAATACAGAACATAATGATAATTTCAAAGAATCAGTTCAATATTTAGAGGAAATTAGTAAAAATTCTACACCGGAATCGACTCATTCGACACCTATCAATAAAACCTCTCGTAATTATTCGTCGATTATGGATGAATTAAATAAACCGGTATTAACCGTTTCCGATTTCGATAGCAAACCAATTATTCATACTATCAATAATAATGTAGGACCTTCTTATGGATGTTTAAAAGGAGGAAATTTACCGACTTATCGAAATTGGAAACAAACTATGAAAATACGTCCAGACACTCCTATAAATGTCTCTCAGAATACCTTTCCGAATATCTCTCCATCTGCACCAATAAATACAGCCCCTTCAGAAAATCGAAATGCGGTGGTTGGAGCAATGAAATCGAGAGATGAGATGATCGCATTACAAAAAGTAAAAGATAAAATTCGAGAGGAGAAAAAGAAAAAATCGGAAACCGCCACAAAGATGATAAAGAAAAAACAAAAACGCATATTAAAACGCACATATCATGTTGGAAAAAACGCAAATAAGAGAGATATTGGAGTCTTATTGTCGAATAAAACAATGCGAAATCATATAACTACACATACATATGCGTTAAAACAAAAACCAATCCAAGAAATCAAAAAATACTTGGTGAAAAAAGGGTTTATTAAAGCCGGTTCGACAGCACCGAACGACGTATTAAGAAAAATCTATGAAAGTATTATGTTAATTGGCGGAGAGGTAACAAATCATAATTCTGATAATTTATTACATAATTTTTTTACTGGAGAGATATAATAACCTCTGAAAACAAAAAAATACAATATATACAAATTTACAATATATACATACCTATCACTACCTATTTATTTTTTATTTATTTCCGCATATACTCTATCTCTCAAACTATCAAAATTATTTATTATCATATTATAAATATTTTCATCATAATTATATTCACTTACTATTCTTTTTATCCATTCCTTTTTCTCTTCATAATTACTCATTAAATCATCCAATATACTATCAATACTATCCTTATATTTCAATAAATATTTCTTATTTTTTGAACCAAATATTTCTGTTCTTTTTCCTCCCATATCATGCTCATCCATACTCACTAATTCTCCTGTATTTTCATTAATAAACACATTTGTCACATTAAAATCACTCACCATAAATATACCTCTCCAACATCCAATTTTCACATATTCACGCATTATTTTATCTGTCAAACTCTTCTCTCCATTCTTTCTTCTATAATCTATTAATTTTATTCCATCAATGACTTCCATCATACTATAAATCGCTCTTTTCTCTATAAAATTTCCATCCTTATCCAATATTTTATCACTTATTATTCTTCTCATATTTATCGCTTTTAAACCAAATATTTCCTTGCATTTATCTACCATATCATAATCTTTATTATATAACATCGATTTTCTTCCTTCTTTCATAACATATATCTTACCTTCATATTTCACCATAAAACATTGCACTTTACTTCCACATATCGTATGTTTACATATATTCATAAATTCAAATTTATCCATCGAAATCTCTTCCAATCCCATATCATTCACTATTAATTCATCTCCCACTTTCTTCACAACTTTCTTTACAACTTTCTTCTCTTTCTTCTCTTCCTTCTCTTTTTCTTCTTCCACAACAACAATCTTTTCTTTCTTCACTCTTATTTTCTTCACTTTAATCACCACTTTTTTCTCTTCCACATTCTTCTCTTCCACATTCTTCTCTTCCACATTCTTCTCTTCCTCTCTCACATTCTTCTTTTTCTTCTCTCCCACATTCTTCTTCTCTTCCACAACATTCTTCTTTTTTCCTTTTTCTTTTCCCTTATCATTATTCATTTTATCATTATTATAATAATCTCTCCATAAATTATTCTTATATTTTACATATTCATTAATCACCAAACTTCCTTCTTCCGCAAATTTCGCCGTATTTAATCCCATTTTTCTTCCTTTCGAACAATGCATATCAATAATATAATCATCAATTACAATATCTTCAATCACTCCCGAAACATTATATCCAACTTCTTCCAATAAATCAATATCATCCTCATAATATACAATATTTAATAATCCAACCAAAAACATTTTTCTCTCTTTTTTCGCTTTATCATAAAAACTCTCCAATTTATATTTAAACACCTCTCTTATCTTATCATCTTTTATTCTACTTTCAATCCATTTAATACACACATAAATCGCATCTTTTCTTCCATATCTCGCTGTCATCGTCTGTTCTTCCATATTAAATATTTTAAACAAATAATAATATAATCTCTCATCTCTTCTCTCAAAACAATTAATAAAACAATTCATATTATTTATTAATTCTGTCGAATCACCTTTTTTAATATCAAAACTATTATTATTTTCTATTTCCACCTCTTCTATTCTCTCACCATATTCAAATATTCTTTTATTAAAATAACATACAATATCACTATTCAATCTACATAATCTCCCAGAACATAATATATCACAAATATTATAAACATACGTTAAACAATTATTCAAATTATTCGTCATTTTTATTTTATCAATAATTTCTCTCACTTTCAAAAATCGATTTATTTCATCAAAACTCAATTCTTCATCTAACATAACAATTATTCTATTTATCATATTACTAAAAATCGCTTTACCAATTTTCTCTTCTTTTTCATTTTTCGCCATAAACTTAAATAATACCAATTCTTTCATCATTCTTTTCATTTTTTCAGCCTCTCTTCTTCTCAAATATTTTTGAATACCACTTTTAATAATATCAATCTTCTCTCCACATTCACAAATACTTCCATAACAAGTTCTATAATTCATTCTCTCGTTTAATAAATTCGAATTCTTTTCAACATAATAAAATAAAAATAATATCGCAAATTAATGTTTCAATTTTAGAAGGAACCGAAGGTTCCATAAAATGCGCGCCGTGTAAACTGGCGCGCATTGGATTACAACCTCCTTAAGAATTACCTCACTGCGTGAGGTAAGGAATAACTAGGCTCTTGTATTACCTTGTTATATGCCTTGTTATAGGGAATGGGACCCGAAGGGTCCCATTCCTTTTCAAAAGCCTTGATTCAAACTTTTTATTCTCTCGTTTATTTTTTATTTTTTCCTTTTCATTTTTTATTTTCTCTCCGATGTTTTTATTTTTAGTTGTTGAGAGATATTTGTTATTTTTAGATAGGACAGAACAGAAAATAATATTTACTTATAATATAATGGCTGAGTGGAGAGATTTAGTACGACGATTAACAAAAAAACATAAGGGAAAACCTCTCGCTGCTATCTTAACAGAAGCGCGTAAACAATATAATAAATCGAAAAAAAACAATAAATCTACAAAGAAAACTAAAAGACGACGATAAAATAACTATGACATTATATTATTTATTTTAATCTCTTATTGTTCCCCCTGAAAATTGACTGTTGGAGAGATTTTATTATTATCTCTCAAACAATTAAGAAAACAAATAACACGAATAATGGTAAAACTACGCATTATTACTCCTATCCAAGAAGAAAAAATAGACCAAGAAGAAAAAATAGACCAAGAAGAAAAAATAGACCAAGAAGAAAAAATAAAACAAGAACAAGAAATAGACCAAGAAGAAAAAATAGACCAAGAACAAGAAATAGACCAAGAAGAAAAAACTCAAGAAGAAAAAGATAAATATGAAGCGAGAATCCGAAGACATATGGAAAAATCAGCAAGACAATCAAAATTACGTATTATTCAAAAAACACCAGAGAGATTTTATTTGGTTACGACACGTTTTAATGATAAAACGTGGTCAGAAAATCAAGCATTTCGACAACAAAACAAATCCAAATATTCTTGTATCTATAGCAGTGAAGCAATTATCTCTTCTTATATACCTCAAGATGCTTATTTATTTGTTTTAGAGATGAATAATGATAAGAATCAAATCGAAGGTATTGGACTTATCAAAAACACTCCATTATTAAAACGTTTTCCAATCTATGAAGATAATCTATATAATCGTTTTCATTATGGTTCAAAATATTGGATAGGGAGAGAAGAAATAATCAATGAAACAAATCAAATCAAACATGCTCTCTATATAAATTGTTGGAAACTTTTAGAACAACGATGTTTTAAAGGCCCCGCTCATTTAAAACGTGGCAGAAATATAACAGCATTTCCATTAGATACCGCATATTTTATAGATGGCGAAAATCCAATATTAATTATCGATATCCTAAGACAATTATTCAAAACATTCAAAGGTTGAATCTCTCAAACAAAATCTGGAAATATATAAATATGTTTGGAGAACCTTCTCTTTTTTCACAAAATAATCATAATGTTATTATGGATGTTCAACGACCATTAAAAAGACGATATTTAAATATTGACACGAAATTTAGAGAGATGTATGATTATAGACAACCAGCAAATTATACTTTTTCTCTCTCCGACCGTTTAACCAATGTTTCCTCTCTCGAATTAATCACTGCTTCGATTCCTATCACTTATTATAATATTTTCTCCGACCCCAACTGTATCGACCAGGGAAATAATTATATTAAAATAACTGACTTATCAACCTCAACAATTACCATATTAAAACTTACTAATAATTATTATACGTCTGCCACATTAAAAACGGAAATCAACGCAAAAATATCAGCAGCATCTATCACAAATCTCTCATATGATATTTCCAATAATAAGTCATTATTTACTTCAACTGGAACACATTCTATGTATATAGCAGTAAATGTAGACGCAAATGGAAACACAAATAATACGAATCTATTAAATAATTTGGGATGGCGTCTTGGTTTTCGTAATGACAGTTATACGGTTACATCCAGTTCATCTCTTCTCTCCGAATGTAATATCGACATAAAATACCCCAGATATTTATATGTAATTGTAGACGATTTCTCTCGTGTAAATGAAAATAATTTTCATTCAATAACCCCCGGATATAGAATGGATAAGAATATAATAGCCAAGATTGCGATTCCAAATATGAGTTATGGCGAAACATTAGTTGCAACAAGAGAGAATGGATACTTAGTTTCCGATATTCGCAGATACAATGGAACTACCCATATTGGAAAAGTCCAAATCCGTATTATTGATGAAAATGGACAAACTGTGAATTTTAATGGAAGTGATTTTGTTTGTACTTTCCAATTAGATTAATTATTCATTTTTCTCTCTTTTCCTCCCGTAAAAATTGAATCTGTCCGAGTTTATTGTATTTATCTAATAATTACAATAACTGTCCTAATAAAACAATGTCAACCGAATTATATTCCGTCGAAATTCAATGCGATTACTCTGGTGTCGAATTCGCAATTTTATCCGCAATGAAACATATGCGCCTGTCCTATGAATATCCAATCAGTAAAAGAACAAATCCTTATTTAATATATGACAATGAAACCACCGCCTATAGTTATCTGATTAATGATGATAATGGTTTCCGAGCCGAAATCCACGTGAATACTATGAATTTCGAATTCTATCGAGTAAATGTGTATCCCTTGACATCAGACACTAATAATATCGCAAAACGATTGATATATTATATTGTGAGAGCATTTTCAGTTTATGATATGAGAACATCTCCCAAGAATGAATATATGAAAGAAATCCACGAGGAATATGTGGAATATATTCAATCGATTCTTGATACTTATGGACCTTATGTTACAGATTCTGTCCAATATTGGCAAAGTTTGGGATATACTCGAAAAGTTTGGGGATATACTAGAGTAGAAAATAAGTAATAATGCTTGTAAAATTGAAGTACTTTTTTGGAAATTTATTAATAAAGTATTACACCAGCCAGAATTAATTAACACGTCTTAGTACCAAAGTACTCTAACAACATGTCCGCTCAAACCGCTACTGTCACCAAGAACACTCTTATCGTTCGTGTCTCAAAAAATAAGAAAAACGTTCATATTGAAAAAAATGGAATCACTCGTCAATTCGTTGATTGTGTCAATGCGATCACGTATATACCCAGAACAAAAACACTAAACATTGATTTTGTCGACACAATTATGCAAACAATCACTATCCCCGGTGGTATCTTCACTTCAGATAAGAGACACGTAAATATTTTCAAACGCAATGAAACCCTTCGTTACGACGCCAGATATGGATTGGTTATTCATTTTAATGGACAGATTTACAATAATTATGACGACTTTGTAAATGCGTCCAAGTATGCCTTATTCGAATAAAAAATAACAACAAAAATAATAATCAAAAGAAAAATAATAATCAAAAGAAAAATAATAATCAAAAGAAAAATAATAATCAAAAGAAAAATAATAATCAAAAGAAAAATAATAATCAAAAGAAAAATAATAATCAAAAGAAAAATAATAATCAAAACAAAAAAAGAATCAGATACATTCGTGTATCCAGTTCTTTTTTTTATTCCGATTTCATATTTTTCCTGGTTTTACGGTTTTGTTTACCACCACCATTCTTCGACATTATTGTTTTTTTTCTACCACTTCCACATTTTTTCAAAAACGCACGAATTTCTTTTTCTTTGGTTAATAACATATCCACAATATTACGATAAAAATTACGGAATTTACCACGATTACGACGCATTTCATCAATCGAAAACCAACGAATTTCTATTTTTTCGAATAATTTCGTGTCAGTTAAAAATTGCTTATTCATTCGTTTCCATAAGAATTCGTGATTTAGATTATAATAATGAACTAATAATGGTTCATAAGGTAAACAAAACAAATGAATATGATAAGTATCATAACTCATAGGCAAATATCCACCATTTTTACGTATTAAAGCCCGCATTTCTTTCTCTCCACCTAAAAATCCAGTTAATTCCTCTCCACCTTCACGCATCGCCGATTCAATAATATTCTCTCCGGCATCAACACCTCCACCGAAATCCGCCCATCCAGGTGTATCTGCCAAACTATTTTCCTTTCCGAATAAAAAATATAATTTGCCTTTATGGATACAAGCAGGTAATACACTAGCACCGACCATTATATTCTTTATTAGGATTATCCAAGTAAGAAGAGACCCATTATAATAAATAACAATCCAATATATTCTTGTATTGTTTCAAATCTCTCACCAAGTATTAAAAATGCGGCGAGAGATTCCAATATAGCACTTACACCATCCCAAACAGCATTTACAAAAAGAATTGTTTTTCCATAAATGATAGATTGTATCAAGAAAAAAACAACACCTAAATAACTTGCAATACCATAAAATAGATAAGTAATTGATTGAGACGAAACATATTCTTTTATAGAGAAATCACCTGCTATTTCCATAATAGCGAGGATAACTATCGAAATATACGCATAAATTGATTTTCTCATTCTTCTTATTGTTTATGGAGAGGAGGTTTTTTCGATTTCTTGGTTTTCTTGCTCTCGTTTTTTTATCCAATCCAAATATCCATTACAACGATTTAATGAAAATAGAGAACCGAGAGAACAAGCGATACGATAAGCAATTAATTCTTTTTCATCGAGTGTGTCTAAATATAATTGTTCCAAATTATTACTACTCATATTGATAACATATATATCTTTTTTATACTTGTAGTTTAAGCGATAATACGAATACACTCAATTTTTACCCGACAATAATAATATCTGTCCTTTAATAATATCTGTCCTTTAATAATATCTGTCCTTTAATAATATCTGTCCTTACTATAGATATGTATGTCATTACTTTAGATATTGAGTGTCATGGTAAAGTAATCGATTTAAACTATAGAGATCCAAATGTAAGATTAATACATCGCGCAGGTGATTTTCAAACAGTATATTCGAGAGGCAATAATCATGCTATTGAAGAACTCGATGAAATTAAGAGAGAAATGCGTAAAAATTTAAAAACACCAACACTCGAACCTATCCAATCTCATACAAAAAAGAAAAAAGAAAAATATAGCGAACATATTCTTGGAATCAACCGCGGAACCATTATTGGAAATATCACATTTGCGCCTCTCTTTAATTCGATTGAGAATGCCTTTAGATATTATGAAAATCCAGATACTTATCAATATACAAGAGAGCCTATATTTGACCCAATTATTCGAACTGACAGATTATGTGATATCTCTCCTGAATTGAAATTCGATAAGTTATATGGTAATGAGTATCCTGGTCAAGATACCCCAACAGGTATTCATATTGTATCTATCCATCATTATAACTCTCGTAATCATACTTTTCAATATGTATATCCGAACAAAGGACAAAATACAAATCTAATGTTTTTGGATAGTTGGAGAGATTTATGGAATGCGTTTCCAATTCGGAATCAAAATTCCGAAGAATGGATAAACCAATTTTTATGGGGACAAGATACTGAATTTATAAAACCATACACGAGAGAATCAATTCAAGATAAAAATATAAAAATCGCAAAAGAAACACCTGCCAATAAGAAAAGATTTCCTATTTTACCAGTGATTCAATTAATTCGATTAAGTTATTTGATTCATTGTTTGAGAGATATTATACCTAATGTAAAAATTAATATAATTGATAATACTTGTAGTAATTTATTACCAGGTATGCAAATTCCAAATACAAGAGAGACAATAAGAGAAAAAGAAACAAATGATATTGAAACAGGCGTTCCAAATCAATATTGGGGAGGTAAGAAATCTATCTCTCGCAAAAAGAAAAACAAAACATCCAAGAAGAAAATGAAAATCAATACATCCAAAAAATATAAGAAAACAAATCGAATATAATAAATTATCCAATATAATTTTTATCCAAATGACAGAAATAGAAACCCCATCTTTCGTTTATATGCTCGTATCCACCGATAATAAATCAACCTATATTGGAGCAACCAAGGATTTGGAGAGACGATTAAGACAACATAATAAAGAAATCAAAGGCGGAGCACATGCAACAGGAATGAAAGTGGCGACAGGACAACAATGGACACGTTGTTGTTATGTATCGGGGTTTCCCACTTGGCAATCCGCATTACAATTTGAATGGAGATGGAAACAATTATCGAGAAAATATCAAAAAATGAATATAGATCCTATCCAAAAACGGATGTTAGCATTAGATGAATTAACACAAATGGAGAAATCAACAGAAAAAGCGATACCTTATTCTGAATGGAAAACACCTCTCGAAATTCACTATCCAAAAGAAGAAAATACAAACAAATAAATAATAAACAAGTAAATAATTACATCAAGTTATGCGCCCTTCTGAAAATAATTCATCGCTCTTATAGAGTTCATAGCATTCATTATACTAGTTATCCAAATATAAGAAATTGTATATCTATCACATAAATAACCATATTTTGAGAGAATAGAAATACCGAAAATGGACCATATGAAGGCATAAAAAATAATTAAATAACCGATTTTATTATGAAAAGCATTTCTACAAATTTTAATAAGATTTGCTCTCTCTGGATATTTTTGAATAGAATATATGGCTACACAAATAATATAGAATCCGATAAATACATATAAGATACAATGAACAAATAAATAAGTGAAAAGATTAATAGGTAAATATTGAGTATCCATTAAAGGTTTCATACAAGGTTCGCGAGAGACATCTGAATAGAATGCGATATAGAAATAAATAATAGTATTTCCGGAATAATATAAGATTAGAAATCCTGTTTGAACATTGCGTTTTTTATGGAAATAATAAGTATCAGATACTTCTGTATCTTGAGAGACAATTGTGGCGGATTGTACCTCTCTTGTTTGTGTTTGACCTTGTTCTGGGTCTAAATCAACTGTTGTTAATTCATTTTGTTCATCCATAATATATAATATATTATATTACGGAGGGTTTATCTATGTGTAAATGTCTATTATACATATAAAATGCCAAGAAAACGTACAATAAAAAGAAGAGTTGGAGGTTCAGAAACACAAACAAAACAAGAAATACAAACAAAACAAGAAAAAAAAACAAAACGTGTTAGGATTCATTCACCGAGCAATACTATACAAATAATAGAACCAAGAAGTTCCATAAGAGAATCTAATCCCACATACGAAGAATGTACAGGTCGTAATTATCCGTGTATGTTTAAGGGCGCAATTATTGATAATAGACAAGAAATACAGGATTATTTAGATATGTTAAGAGAGAAAAATGCGAGCACTGGGTATAAAAGTAGGATAGCTCATAAAACAGATATATTCAGTAAATTAAGAAAAACTGGTAAATATGCGAAAAAAATACCACAAGAATTTAGACTTTATAATATAGAAACTGGAGAGATATTTGATATGCGCAATTTCAATGGAAATTCAAAATAATCTGGTTATGTGTATGAGCATAATGGTGCGGAAGAATTTGAAAAAGGCTCAAAATTATTATTAGAACAATTGCCATTGTTTATTTCAGAATAATCGTTACATTCATCTCTTCCCAGATGTTTTTGATGGAAGTTGTCAATAAAATTATATTTATTGGATAGAATATTATCACTTGGTAGCATATCAAACAAGTGTTTATTATCATTTTTATTTTTATTGTGAAGACTATAAAGTAATTCATTTTTAGAAGTTAGAACTATTGGTGTATCGACTTTATTTTCGGAAGGTTGAGCTTCGACTTTGGTTTCTATTTCGGGAGCTTCAACTTCGACTTTGGTTTCTATTTCAGGAGCTTCAACTTCGACTTTGGTTTCGACTTCGACAACTTTCGTTGATTCTATTATTTGACGACTAACACATATTAATTGTTCGATTCCATCTTCAATGCTATCAAAATTTTCAAATAAGATTTTCGACATTTCGGCAGGAGTAATCAACCTATCAGGTATAGATAATATTTTGGTTTTTTGTTCTTCAGTTAGTTTAACACTATAAAAAAATTCAAACATTTGTATAATTGTTGAATGCGAACAATCTTCAAATTCAGAAATAATATCAATTCTACCGGGTCGAATTAATGCTCTGTCCAACTTTTTATAAAAATTAGAGGTCATGATAATAATTCTCCCAGGAGTTTCAAGAATGCCATCAAATAAATTCAATAAGAATGACAAATCAATATCAGATTTATCATTTTTTGTGTTTTTCGGTGGTTCTTGAAAATTCATTGATTGATTTGGTTCTGGTTGTTTATTTGTATTTGTAGTGGTATTTTTAGTGATATCGGTTCTTTGATATAATGTTTCATTTTGACAATCAATATCTTCAAAAACATATACACGTTTATCAAAAGGAATTTTAAATTGGTCATTTCTTAACGTTGTTTGATTATGTACTTGTATTTCTTCATTAAAAAATAGATTTTCCAACTGTTTTTTAGTTATATGTGTATTTAAATTAATATTAATAATATGTCTGTCAGTTTCATTGGCTAGACATTTACACCTTTTCTCATTTAAAACGCCCATTATAGACACTAAAAAATAAGAAAAAATGTAAAATCAATATTGATGGTCTTACTTTTTCTTCTTCTCTTTGGTTGGTGAAGAAGTGAAAGACGAAATTTGATTTTGAAATTCTGTTGGTCTTGTTTGATTATTTATCCAACATTTCGCTAATTTCAAAATATTAATAGAGGAATTTGCGTCTCTTGTTCTAAATACGATTTTTTTGTTTTCGCAACTCACGCAGTTAGAACAAACCAATAAACGAAATACCTTTTTGTTTTCCTTATCTTTGTAATACTCTAAATCTTTATGACAATCACAACATTTTTTACTTGTATTACATTCATTTATAGTTATTGTATCATATTTTTTATGTATTAATTTTCTTAATCCTTTATTCATCGTAGGCATAAAAAACTTCATTTGAGTATCTCTACTCCAATTTCCATAACCAATTAACAAATTTTCTCCAAAAATTTCTTTTATTTTATTCAAAAATGTATCAATACTTTTCTTACCATAACTATATTGTCTAAATTTCATTTTTCTCCAAGTATCCCTCTTATAGAATTCTATTGTTTCTTTGTTTAATTTATTCTTTTCAACAAGATACATTTTGAATTTATCATAATCAACTGATTTACTATTTTGAAAGGATAATTGAGTTTCTTTTTCAATAATTCCATTTCTTTTTCTTTCAACTAATAAAATTCGCTGATTACATTTTGCTTTACTTTCCCTTTTTCTTTGCGGTGCTGTATATTGTAGTTTATTTCCTTTATTATCCATCATATAAACTAATGAACGCTTACCAGGGTCGCAACCAATTATCGTTCTGTCTTTTAATGTGTCTAATTGTTCTTTGGATAAGTCTTCTATATTGTAAAAATCTTGTTCTTCTAATACAGGAACTTTTGAACCCCATTTTTTATCTTTCAAATCTTTTCTAATAAACAATAGACAACAACTTATTCCGTCTGTTTGAATTTGGTTATGAAACTGATAATTTTTATTCTTGAATATTCTATGATTTAAATTTAATAAATTTCTCCATACTTCGTTTTGGTTGTCTTTCACATTACTTAATAATTCACCCTTCTTAATTTTATTACCATCTTTATCCTTTTCAGGACAAAATAAATTGATAATACAAGCAGTATCTAAAATTATGTGTTTTGGAATAATGTTATTTCGTAATGGTAATGGTTGAAATAATTTACTTTCTTGGTTTTCTAATACAGAATTCATATACATCATTCCTTTCAAATATTCAAATGGTCTAACCTTAATATCATAATGAACTGATTTTTTAACATTTTCAGGAATGATATTTTGTAAATGTGTATTTTTCCATAAATCAAATAGTTCATTTGTATCTGCTAATCCCATAAGGTTCTTTTTGAATTGAAATAATAATTGTTTATCTTCTGTAATATCAGTTGTAGTTTTATTAATAAATCGTAAAAAATGTTGAATAAAATGTTCTTGAATGTTATTAGATAAAGAGGTATGAATTTGAGTTGCTAAATAAGGTAATAAGAAAGTAGTATTTTTCAAATTGGTTTTTTCGTGATTGAGTAAAGGTTGATATTCAGTTTTATAAAATTTTTCTAATGTTTCTAAAAATTCTGTATCTTTACATTTCTTCCCTCTATTATCACGAGTTCCTAATGTTTTGATACAATATGAGATGAATATATCATTTAATTCAGGTAAAGGTTTATTATTAGTATAACAATAAAGAATGTATAACCTTATAAATTGATAAATATGTATCACTAAATCATTCATCTCAAAAACCAAATTATTTATAATTGGTTGTATTGTATCACGATTGAGTAAAATCGTTTTCAATGGAATTTTAAGGGTTTTATAGGCAGATTTTTTATTATTCCTAAATTCTTTGAACTCGTCCTTTTTCTTTTTCACCATTCTATAAATATACAAAAGAAAATATTTTATATAGTTTTTTATATAATTAATTATATAATTTCCTAAATATTTTCTTTTTCAAGTTTTTCTTTTTCTAATTTTGCTTTTTTGTTTAAGTATGCTGTTCTCGCCCATTTTTTTTTCTGCTCTTCTGTCGGTGTGTATGTGTAATTTTCTTTATATTTCTTAACTTTTTCTTTAATCTCTTCTTTATGTTTCTCATAATATTTTTTCATATTAGAAGGAGCAGTATATTTTTTTAAATGTTCTTTAGTTTCAACTAATTCACTTTTAAGATTTTCATTTTCTTTTTTTAAATTTTCAATTACCTTAATAAGTTCTTCGTTATTCATTAAGGTAATATGATAAATTATTTTTATATAATTTTAACTATATAAAAAAATGGTCGTTTTAAATGAGAAAAGGTGTAATACATGATGTTTTTCCAGTTCCAGGATTACCGGCTAATAAAAGACCTAATGTATAAGGAATACCTTTTTCATCATACCATTTCTTATTATTTATAAAGAATTGGACACGTTTTCGAATAGCATCAATATGCTCTCCAAATAAATTAGAAAATTTACGATTCGTTTTGAATTCCTTCATTGTAAAAACCATAAATGGTGGCATATTTTCAGATTTAATTTGCTTCGAGTTATCATATGGAATTGTTGGAATTACATTAAAATAATATCTGCGATTTCCTAATTGATTGTTTTTATTAGCAATATATCTCTCTGTAATGGTTTGAATATAATTTCTTAATTCATTCATATTTTTCGTAAAACTGAATACTTCAACAGTTTGAATAATTGCGGTTGTGTTTGATTGGTCCGCTGTAGAACTTAAACCGCCAGGGTCAAGTGGTTGTTTCGCATAATAATCTTCATCGATTTCGATAATATCTTTTTGATTTAATATATAATTTTTCTTAACAAATGTCACGTGTTTTGTGTTTTTACAATTTGTCACATAATCAATAATTGATTGTCCAATTACATTATCTTGTTCGGCCAAATTTACATTATATGTAATTGATGAAGTTTTTGTTCTAGGTTCTTCATTTGGTTTTATTGTTTCTTCATTGGTTGGTTTAATAAGTGTTTCAATATTTGCGGTATGTGGTTTAATATAACTTTCCACTAATAATGGCATATATTTCATAATAGTTTCGATAATATTTGTAATTATGAATATGTAAATCATTGTATACGCATCGGATGAACCTTGTTTCCCGGACATTCCTTTATATACAAACATTGACATAAGAGTACCTTTTAAAGAATCATAGAAATTATTACCGCCATTATTAAATTGTGGTATTGTTGGAGCTATAGAAGTCATAATCAAATATTTCAAATATTTCAAATATTTATTACAGATAATACAATAAATTTTATATATTTATTATGAATCATATATAAAATTTCTCTCCCATACTATTTAATGCAATCATTAAGTGATGAACAATCTCTCGTATATGACTATATAAAATCAGGAAAGAATGTGATTGTTGATGCTGTTGCTGGTTCTGGAAAATCGACGACTGTTCTAGGAATCGCCAAACTAATGCCAAATAAGAAATTCCTACAAGTTACTTATAATTCTATGTTAAGATATGAAATAAAAACAAAAGTAGAATCTCTCGGACTTAAAAATTTGGAAGTCCATACATATCATAGTCTTGCTGTTAAATATTTTCATTCGTCGGCTTATACCGATAGTGGAATACGATATATATTAAAAGAAAAACTATCTCCCCGAATTCATATTCCAAAAAAAGATATTATTGTTATTGATGAAACACAAGATATGACATTTTTATATTTTCAATTTATGGATAAATTCTTAGATGCGATGTGTAAACAAACTCAAGAAGATGATATGGAAGAAGAAGGAGGAGAATCAAAGAAAGATGAAAAATCTCTCACGAAAATAATCAAAAACAAAATACTTCTTATTATTTTGGGAGATTATATGCAAGGTCTTTATCAATTTAAAGGCGCAGATATTCGTTTTTTAACTCTCGCACAAGAAATATGGTCGAATCGCGATTATTTAAAATCCAACGATTTTGTAAAAACAACTCTCAAAATGTCTTATCGAATTACTGACCAAATGGCGAAATTTATTAATGAAACATTACTTGCTGAACAACGATTACATTCCTGTAGAGAAGGACCACTTGCTGTTCAATATATTCGCTATCCCCGATATCAATTGGAACGTACAGTATTATATCATATTGAACATTTAATCTCTCTTGGTGCTTGTCCGGGAGATTTTTTCATATTAAGTCCTTCCGTGAAAGGAACCAATAGTCATGTTCGTAAAATGGAAAATCATCTGGTAAGACGTGGATACAGATGTCATATACCGATGTTAGATACGGAATTAGCGGATGAAAAAGTAATTCAGAAAAAAATAGTATTTTGTACATTTCATTCTTGTAAAGGAAGACAACGAAAATATGTATTTATTATGGGGTTTGACCAGAGTTATATGAGATTTTATGGGAGAGATTATAATAATGAAATATGTCCGAGTACTTTATATGTGGCTTGTACGAGAGCCACACACGGATTATTTTTATTGGAGAAATCGGATAATGAACGCGACCAACCTCTCGAATTCTTAAAACAAAATCACTTTCATATGAAAAAACAACCTCATATATCATTCCAAGGATTACCTTATCATAAAGCGTTTGAATACGTAGGTGCCGACACAGTCGGCACCGATAAAGAAACCATTCATAATGTAACTCCCACAGAATTAATTCGATTTATTCCCGAACCTGTCCTCGATGAAATTACTCCTGTTATCGACCAATTATTTATTCTCTCGAATGAACGTAAAACTGAATTAGATATACCTGTAACTATCCAAACCGATGAAGGTATTATCGAAGAAGTCAGCGATTTAAATGGAATCGCTATCCCTTGTATGTATTTTCACGGTTCTAAGAATTCACCTCCCATTTTATATGATATTATCCATAATATTCTCTCGGATATGCGACAGGATGAACATATATTTTTAAGAGAACATGCACATAATTTACCGGCGATTTATAATACACCGGCTGATTTTCTTTATTTGGCGAATGTTTTTACAGGTTGTCAAGAGAGATTATATTTTAAATTAAAACAAATACAATCGTATAATTGGCTCTCTGATGATACTTATAAGAAATGTCAACGACGTATGGAAAAACATATATCAAATATTGAAAATGCGAAAATAGAACAAACAATTATTCATTATAATCAAGAACTTAAACATTTCCTTTTGGATGACCTGTTGAGAGATATAACAGCCGATAAAAATGAAAAATATAGATTCAGTGCTCGTGTTGATTTAATCACTGATAATACAGTATGGGAAATTAAATGTGTAAAAGAAGTTACAATGGACCATAAACTACAATTAATAATTTATGCTTGGTTATGGAAAGCTATGGAATTAGAATCTATGGATTTCCGATTATTTAATATACGTAATGAAGAGATATTTACATTAAACGCATCTCTCGAACAATTAACTTGGATTGTTAAAAAATTAATACAAGGCAAATATCATCGTGAAACACCTCTCGATGATACCACTTTTATTGAGAAATCAAGAGAGAATATTTATTGACAATCATTATTACATTTAAATATTATACGAAACAATAGATATATATGTAATATTAATTTGTATCCGGAATATAATATTAGATAACTTTGAATACCCCTATGACAAGTATTCGTTTGTATCTTATTCATCATTGAGCATCCAATACAATACCATATAACACAAAATACTAGATTAGCATAACTTAATTTATTTATACAATCTATTTTCGTCATTCTTTCCAATTCTCTCCTTGAAAACGCAATTACCAAAAACGAAAGTATCAAATAATTAAATGTTTCGATAACACAAGAACCAAATAAATAATAATGAATTGTAAGAATTCCAAATGGTGGTTGAGAGATTATACAACTATTTATGGTTTCGAGTGTAAACAAGAAATTACAACCAATAAAAGGTCCATATACAATATTTACTAACACTAGAGCAATACATTTTGATGTTCCTTCGTATTGTTCATATATATCCGACTCGTTTTCCGTATCTTCAATTTCCATCAAAATACTTACTTGATTTTCACCGGATTCGAGAGATGAAAAAACATCTCCCGTAAAAACACAAACATTACTTGGCTGATTATTTTCTATATCTATCGGCTCTACCATTATTGGTTGTATCATATTTTTAAAGTAAAGTAAAATATGATATTGATATATTTTTATTTCTTATTGACTGTTTCCAGTCGCAACTTGAGCATTGGGAGGAGTTAATTGGACAGGAGTTGAAGTGGTAGGAGTAGGGGCAGGAGTAGGAGTAGGGGCAGGAGAAGGAGAAGGAGAAGGAGAGATAGGAGCACTTGGGTTTGGTGCTGTTGATGTATTCGGGGTTTGACCAGCGACAGGTGGTGTATTATTTTCCATTCCCTCTTTATTCTTATAATTAATATAAGCAATAATAGCAACACCGACAATAACTACAAACATTGTTTTGTTTTTATTAATAATGTTTTTGAGAGACGCAAGAGAGAATTTCATTCGTTTTTCTATATTATCAATAAAGAGGTTTCAATCTCTCAAATACCCTACAGATATGAATTTTGTGAATATGAAAATACACAATAAACAATCATATAAGAAAATAAAAAAATGATAACCTAAATACATCGTAAAAAAAGTCGTAAAAGTATCTTCACAATAAATATCAATCTCCGTAAAACGAATCGACCATCCAATAACTATCCACCAAAAGAATGAAAATATTGTAAAAGAATAATGAAAACAATGAAAAAGCGGATGACTGATTATATTTTTAAATAAAATCGAAGAGGTACTTATTAGATTTCTAAAATAATAACAACATAAAAAACACAAAACAAATATGAATTCTATAATTCCACAAATTATGAAATAACTGTCAATTGTTAATTGTTCAAAATCCTCCGGAAACACTAATTCACAATTATGAAACATATGTGTCTCAAATAATTCATCGAATACAATGGAAGGCGCACATAAACCAATTAATATCACAGGAGAGATTTGAAACACAATTTTGAAGCAAATAAATGATTCATACAACGACTTATTGATAGCACATAAAACTCCAATAATATATGGTGATGTATCATCAAATTGACTGTTATAATTACTATCAGAAAATATATTATCAAATAGTATAGCGTTTTCTATGGAGGTTTTCGGCTGTATTTCTGTTGCTATTGGTATTATTTCGCCGATACGCATTGTATACGTTTTTTTAAACAATTATATTTATTAAACAATTATATTTAATTGAATACTAGTATCTTCTGATATGAATGCGTCGTAATTTCTAGGTCCATTAATATGCATCGTATCATATTGTCTATATGCGATAGTATTGAAAATCGAAGTTGATGGCTCCAATTTATTATTTGTCGCCATCGCATTCACTGATATCCACATATTATCATTATCAGCAGGTAATGTATTCCAACTTATATCTTGTTTGAGAGAATATTTCACTACATCTCCACCCATTATCCAATATTTATCATTCCATATTATCGAATTTCCATAAGAACCAATACTATATCCTGTCCAAGTTGCTCCTTGGTCATTACTAGAAACAATTGTATTAGTACCGGTTCCAACAACCATAACATTTTTACCATTCCATTGTATCTTATTTGCGACTGAAAAGAGAGATGATGTACCACTTCCAGATTCTGCCCATCCAGTTGCACCGGTTTCATCTGTACTGTACATTATTGTTTTTCCTGAAACACTATCACCAACTGCTAACCATCTATCACCAATCCATTGAATATCATTGATTACTGTATCGAGTGTTGTTTGAGAGATAGATGTCCAACTTATTCCATCGGAAGAATTCGCCATTTTTCCACTATTTCCACCGGATAGCCAATTAAATCCATTCCAAGCAATCGATTGTCCAGACATATCTATGCCGGAATTACCTCTCGGTGTCCAAATAATACCATCCGCCGATGTCGCATAAGTTCCATCTACACCGATTGATAACCAATAATTTCCATTCCATTTTAAATCGGCAACAGGAGAGATAGAAACACCTAATCCTATCCATAAATATCCATCCGTCGAATAACATAAATTATGATATATACCTTCACCACCGGCTATCCATACATATCCATTCCAACCAATACAAGAAACAGTATCCACAGGAGAGACACCCACCATCTTATAATTTAATCCATCTTCGGAATAACCAATCATATTTCCACTACATTCCGCGGTCTCTCCAATGATTATAACCGGTGATTGAATCGAAAAACGACCAATATGGGGTTTTGTCCACATTAATTGTTTTCCACTTAATCCTGTTGAACCAGTATTCCAAGACCAATTTATACCATCATAACTATATCGAATATTTGAAGAGGCATCTGTATTAAACAAATAATTTGTACCTGTCCATAATGCTCCATAATGATGATATTGAACATCTGAAGTTCCTCCAACTGCTTGCCAAGTGATTCCATCATTTTTACTAATGATTATCGATGCTACTCCGGCAGTGGATGGATAAGTTCCGAGAGCTAATATACCATTTCCATACATCATACTTTCAACTGGGCCATAATATCCGACAGTTACAGGAGATGTCCAATCTTTTCCATTTTGACTGAATGATACTATTGTTGCCGATGTATCAATTACAGAACCAACAATGAATTTATTATTATACCTCAAGAGGGGACCTCCACCAACTGAATTTGTTGATGTTATCCATGTTGAACCATAATCATCACTATAACGCATTTGACCACTGGATGAACTTGTTTTTACTGAAAGAATCCATCTATTCTCTATTGGATTCCATTGAATATCTTTCGCCGACCAATTACCACTAATATCTGCGCCAAATTGTGTCCAATGATATCCAGAATAACTTGTATAATTTGCCTGATTTCCTAGGACAGCCCATTGATTATATTCATTCCATACCACACATATAATACCGGATGGGTCTGTTCCATTCCATATAACCGGTGTATAACCACTTAAATCGGTAGTTATATATGTTGATTGTCCTTGTTGTTTTGCGCCGATAATATATTGTTTTCCATTATATCCGAGAGAATCTGTATCATAAGAAAGTGAATCTAAATTCCAAGTAAAACCACCATCATAAGATGTATTATTTCCAGATATAATCATATTTGATGGGAAACGAATTGAATGAGGTAATACAGAAGATGCAATACCATAACGCGCTTCAATTCCATAAATCGCACCGGCTGCCGAAACTGTTTTCCAACTATTTCCATTATTTTTACTATAAGCAATTAAACCTCCCGATGTATTTGAACAACCAAATACTATGAATTTTCCGAGAGCCCATCGAACATATGGACGTTTTGTTGTATCTGTTGTTACAATAACAGTCGCACCTAATCCTGTCCAAGTAACACCAAAATCATCACTATATGCCATTGTATTTGTCGCACCTACACCAACTGCCATCATTCTCTCACCATTAAAAGAAATACCAGTTATCATTGAATCAATCTGAGGTGTTACAACTGATGTCCATGTTCCACCAGATACATCATTACTATAAGCAATGAATCCTGCTCCACCCGTTGTATTTCCGGATACAAACCATCTGTCTCCATTCCATAAAGAAAACACGAGAGACGAAGCACCTGTTATTGCGATTTGTGTCCAAGAACTGAGAATGGGGAGAGATTTGGATGAAGTATATACATTTCCTGAATTATCTGACGTTAACCAATATCTTCCATTCCATTCTAATGTATTTCCTCTAACTAACGTATTTGTTCCCAATCCAGACCAATGGATACCATCTCTCGAATATGCCAATACATTACCTGTCCCAGAAGAATCACCAACCGCAACAAAATATGTTCCATTCCATTTTATTGAATTTGTTGTATATAAGAGAGATGCACCACAACCATACCAATTTAATCCATCATAACTATAAGCGATTGAATTTCCTCTCTCTGGTGTAGAACCTGCCACATAAATAACACCATTATATTCAATTGTATTTACTGTGTATCCGAGAGAAGAAACACTCATTCCTGTCCATTGAATACCATTATTACTATAAGCCATGTTATTTCCGGTTGATGTAGATTTGCCTCCCGAAATCCAAAATGGTTTATGGTTTTTTCCGATAGTATATTGAAATCCATTCGCACTATATCCATTGGTTGTTGCACGATATTGTGTTGGATCTTCGGAGAGATAACAAACATCTGATGCTATTGAATTTTGCGAATAAACGCGGTTTGTATAATGAATATCATCCACAAAAGAAAATGTAGATACTGGGAAACGAACCAAACTACTATGAAATAGAGCACTAGGACCTGTTGTTCCTGTTGTTCCTGTATTACCTGTCGAGCCTGTTGTTCCCGTTGGTCCAGTTGTTCCTGTCGAACCTGTCGAACCCTGTGGTCCAGTAGGTCCCGTTGTTCCTGTCGAACCCGTTGTTCCTGTTGTTCCAGTTGTTCCGGTGTCTCCAGTGGAACCTTGTGAACCGGTTTGTCCAGTTGTTCCAGTTGTTCCAGTTGAACCTGTGTCACCTGTCGAACCCGTTGAACCCGTTGAACCCGTTGAACCAGTTGTTCCAGTCGAGCCAGTTAAACCAGTGTCACCTGTTGTTCCTGTATTACCTATAGGACCGGTTTGTCCAGTGGGACCAGTTGTTCCTGTAAAACCCGTATCACCAGTTGAACCAGTATCACCTGTGTTACCCGTATTACCAGTAGGACCGGTATTACCAGTAGGACCAGTGTCTCCTGTTTGACCAGTATCACCTGTATCTCCAGTATTACCGGTATCACCTGTCGGACCAGTATCACCTGTTGGACCAGTATCACCTGTAGAACCAGTATCCCCCGTAGAACCAGTATCACCAGTAGGTCCTGTAAAACCTGTCGAACCTGTCTGTCCAGTTTCACCAGTTGAACCACGAATACCAGTGGGTCCTTGTATTCCTGTTGAACCTTGTTGCCCAGTTTCACCAGTATTACCAGTAGGACCAGTATTTCCTGTAGGACCAGTAACACCTGTAGGACCAGTATTTCCTGTAGGACCAGTATCACCAGTTGCCCCTGTTTGTCCAGTTGTTCCGGTTTGTCCGGTTTGTCCCGTTTGACCAGTATATCCAGGTGGGCCCGCGGGTCCCGTTGGACCCGTAGGGCCCGTTGAACCATCCACTCCAGTCGGCCCTGTTGGTCCAGTAGGTCCAGTCGGCCCTGTTGAACCAGTTTGTCCAGTCGGTCCAGTAACACCTGGCAAACCTTGGGGTCCAGTTGTTCCAGTTGGACCCGTTTGACCTGTTTGACCTTGTGTTCCGGTTTGACCTGTATTACCAGTTTGTCCAGTTTGTCCAGTTGTTCCGGTTGGTCCTGTATTACCAGTTGGACCTTGTGCTCCAGCAGGACCTGTCGGGCCTCTAGGACCTGTATTTCCAGTTTGACCAGTTTGACCAGTTTGACCAGTTTGACCAGTTTGACCAGTTTGACCTGTTTGTCCAGTTCTACCTGTATTTCCAGTTGAACCTGTCGGACCTGCTATACCTGTCGGACCTGTTGGACCTGTGTTTCCAGTTGAACCCTGGGAACCTGTATTTCCGGTTGAACCCGTAGAACCTGTCGAACCTGTCGTACCTGTATTTCCTGTTGGACCATATCCACCGGTTGGACCAGTGGGTCCAGTAGAACCCGTTGTTCCAGTTGCTCCAGTTTGTCCAGTTGTACCTGTTACACCCGTTGAACCCGTTGAACCGGTTGAACCCGTTTGCCCAGTTCTACCAGTTGCTCCAGTTGTACCTGTTGTTCCAGTATCACCGGTTGAACCTGTTGAACCCGTTTGCCCAGTTCTACCTGTTGTTCCTGTTGTTCCTGTTGTTCCTGTATAACCAAATCCAGTCGGTCCAGTTGCTCCAGTCGGTCCCGTTGCTCCCGTCGGTCCCGTTGCTCCTGTCGCTCCAGTATCACCAGTTGCTCCAGTTGAACCGGTTGAACCTGTTCTTCCAGTTGCTCCTGTTGTTCCTGTATCACCAGTTGCTCCTGTTTGTCCCGTAGAACCAGTCGAACCTGTTCTTCCAGTTGCTCCCGTTGTTCCTGTATCACCAGTTGCTCCCGTTGCTCCAGTTGCTCCAGTTGCTCCAGTTGCTCCTGTAGTTCCTGTAGTTCCAGTATCACCTCTTGGTCCAGTTGCTCCAGTTGCTCCAGTTGCTCCAGTAGAACCAGTAGAACCAGTTGCTCCAGTTGCTCCAGTAGAACCTGTAGAACCTGTATTACCGGTCGGACCAGTAGTTCCAGTTACACCAGTTGTTCCTGTATTACCTGTTGCTCCTGTATTTCCTGTATTTCCAGTTGAACCGGTGTTTCCTGTATTACCAGTTGAACCAGTATCACCTCTTGGACCAGTCGCACCCGTCGAACCAGTCGCACCTGTTTGACCAGTAGAACCTGTCGTTCCAGTAGAACCTGTAGAACCTGTAGAACCTGTCGTTCCAGTTGCTCCAGTTGCTCCAGTAGAACCTGTAAATCCAGTATCTCCATATGCTCCGGTCGCGCCCGTTGAACCAGTGGCTCCTTGTGACCCTTGTTGTCCCGTTGAACCAGTAGCACCTTGCTGACCTGTTATACCAGTTGCTCCTTGTTGTCCTGTCGCTCCAGTTGAACCTGTCGCTCCAGTTCTTCCAGTTGTTCCTGTGTCTCCGGTATTACCAGTTGAACCTGTCGCTCCACGTTGTCCAGTTGCACCTTGGGAACCAGTTGCTCCAGTTGAACCGGTTGAACCAGTTTGTCCTGTAGTACCCCGTTGTCCAGTTGAACCAGTTGAACCTGTCGCACCAGTTGAACCAGTTGAACCAGTTGAACCTGTTGTTCCTGTTGAACCAGTACCACCGGTTTGACCTGTAGCACCTGTAGCACCCGTAGCACCTTGTTGTCCTGTAGCACCCTGTTGTCCTGTAGAACCAGTAGCACCACGTTGTCCAGTCGCACCTGTTGGACCAGTTGTTCCTGTAGAACCTGTGCTACCTGTTGTTCCGGTTGAACCAGTATTACCTGTTGTTCCTGTTGTTCCTGTGCTTCCTGTCGAACCGGTTTGTCCGGTTGTTCCTGTCGAACCTGTAGCACCCATGCTACCACTTGCTCCTGTCGCACCAGTTGAACCTGTTGAACCTGTCGAACCTGTCGAACCCGT